CACGAGTCATCCGTGGGGGGGGCCCGAGTGGCCCCCCTCCCGTCCTGGCAGGGCCTTAGGGCTATCGGCGAGGTCGTACGGGCAACCGTGCGGAAAGTGTGCTCGGCAGTGGGTTCCCCCGCCCCTGCTGAGGTTGAGGCGCTGCGTTCGTTCGTTGAGGGCGAGGAACCGCGTTGGTTTGGTGCCATGCGCACCTTCCCACGCGTACCTGAGCCCGCGGCGCCGGACGAGCCACCGGTCACGTATGATGCAGTGGCCGTGGCCTTGGCCAGTGGTGATCGCGAGACGCGCCCAGAGGACGTGGACCGGGTCATGACTGAGATCAATGAGGGCCACAGCCGGGGCGCCATCACCAATCGCACGCGGTTCCGCATGAGTGCGTTGGCGTACCTGCGCAAGGAGATGCCTTATGCTAGCCGCATTCGCGGCAACATGGAGGCAACAAGGAGGGTCGCTGAGAAGAAGCTCGCCGCATGGATGAAGGAGAGGCATGTCCGCGACGTTGACGCGGCTCGCCATATGCCATCATTGGTGGCCATGCTGTTCGTCCCGTCTGCCGAAGATCGGGCTGTTGCGGACTGGCTCCGTGATGGGTCGGTCAAGGAGTGGAGGCGGAGGGCATTGGATGGGCCGCGCAGGCCTTGGTGGGCTTTCTGGATGCAGCGGAGTAGGGGGATGCTCGATGAGAGCTATTGACGGGGCCCAGTCAGCTACCCAGGGCACGACACCACCGTGGTGAGGGGTGACGTGCCAGAGTTGCTGGTGGAGTTGTCTGGGAACCCATGCAGGCCGCGCACTATGGTGCGCTTGCCTCACCCCGGCTGTGGGGGTGCATACCTTTTGCACAACAACAGCATTGCCAACGCTAGGCGTGCACTCGTGGAGCGGGTTTTCTACCGAGAGGTGGACGGTCAGCTCGTTCCGCCGCCCAGCACTAGCAATTCCGTTTGGTTGGACAACATGGCTGAGTTCAAACGGCTGCTCCTCCCTGTGCTGCCACGCGCCGCCCCCAAGACCCTTGAGGAATTCCTCGAGGGTTATTCGGGGGATCGCCGCTACAAGCGGTACAAGGAGGCTGTTGAGAGCCTAGAGCACACCGATGTTGCCGTCAAGGATAGCTATGTGGCCGCGTTTGTCAAATCTGAGAAGGGGCATGACAAGTGCCCGCGCATCATCCAACCTCGGACACCAAGATACAACGCGGCCGTTGGCAGGTGGTTACGACACCTTGAGAAGCCCATTTACAAGGCCATCAAGCGGGCGACCAGGGCGCATCGTGTCAAGGCAGTGGTTGCCAAGGGGCTAAACGCGGAGGCTACGGCCACCGCGTTGCGGGATGGTTGGGAGAGCATGGTTGACCCCGTGGCAGTGTTCACGGATGCGTCCCGGTTCGACCAACATTTCAGGGAGCCCGCACTACGCTTTGAGCACAGTGTGTACAAGGCCTGCTATCCAGGAAGCGGTGATGAGCTCGCCAAATTGCTTGGCTGGCAGCTCCACTGCACCGGGTTTGTGCATTGTGACGACGGCACCATCCGCTACAAGAGTCGTGGCGGCAGGATGTCCGGAGACATGAACACTTCGCTCGGGAATTGCCTGGTGATGACAGCCATGATGTGGAGCTGGGCAAATCAGGCCACCACAGGGCAGGTGCGCATTTACAACAATGGCGATGATGTTGTCACCTTGATGGAGCGGTCGGACTTTTTGCGCTTTTCACAGGGCGCTGAGGAGTACTTCCGTCGCCTCGGTTTCACCATCGTCATTTAGGGCACAACAGACGTGTTCGAGCGCATTGCGTTTTGCCAGACGCAGCCTGTCCTGCTTGGCGACACCTATGTGATGGTGCGCGACCCTCGGGTAGCCATCTCCAAGGATTGCCACATAGCCCGTGCTATGTCGAGCGCAGTGGAGCTTAGGCGACACATGCGATCCATCGCGGACTGTGGGTTGAGCCTCACCGGTGGGTGCCCGGTGTGGGAGAGTTTTTACGTTGCGCTACGGCGGATTGCCGGGCCAATTCGGCCGGTGAGTGAGCGGGACACGCTTGGTGAGACGGGGATGCGCATGATGGCCAGGGGCATGGCACGGTTGGAGAGCCCAATAGGGCCAGCCACTCGTGTCAGCTTTTGGCTGGCGTTTGGTATCCACCCTTATGACCAGTGTGTTCTCGAGAAGGCGCATCGCGAATGGAGCTTTACCCCCAGCAAACCTCAGGTGGTTGATTGCGTACCCCCCGCAATCGAATTTTACGTGCCACACGATCATGACCAAGACTAAGGGCCCCAAGGGTCGTAAGACGCAGGTCGCCATGTCTCGGAAGGTTACGCCGGTAAATAAGGCGAAGCGTAAGCAGGTTGGCGCGAGGCCTTCGGTCCCGCTGGACCAGCCCGCACACGACTACGCTAGGTTGCTCGCGGATCCTTGTAATGCCCCGCTGGTGCGCGGTGTTGGGCCTTGCTCTGATGGCGCCATTCTGGTGCGCCTCGAGCAGGACCACATCATGTTCACCGGGGCTACCGAGACAGGAGGCATAATGTACTGGGTGCCTGGAGCCTACCGCGGGTTTTCTGTGCCTATTACGGGCTCGGACACCGCAGCGGTTACCTTGGCCGACAACTCAGGCAATTGTGTCCCCGGCTTCAACTTCCTGTCCAGTTATTCGGGCATGAGGTGTTTGGCCGCCTGCGTTCAGGCCACCTACCCGGGTGCCGAGCTTAATCGCTCTGGCATCTGCTCTATGGGTATTGTGCCAGCCCAAACCCTTGGTGGCGCTCTTCCGGTGGCGTACGGCGGCACGGCTGGGCTCACATCCGTCAAGGACGTGCGCTCGCTGAGCCAGTACGTGGCCCGCACCCCATCGGGCACAGCAGAGATCAAGTTCCGCCCAGGCCCTGCTGATGATGAGTTTGTGGATCTGCCGGGCATTGCCCAAAACACTACCCATTTCCCCGTTGTGTCACGCGGCAAGAACGCTTTTGTGCTGACAGCTTCAGGCCTGCCCGCAGGGGTTGGTCTGCGCGTTCGGTGCGTGGCGGTCTATGCCGTGGAGCCCAAGACTGGGCTTGGACTGGTGGCTAGTGTGCAAACCAACAACTCACAATCCACGGTCAGCCAGGTGCTCCAGTACCTGGACTCTAAGGACGCGGATTGGTGGCTGGAGACAGCCGCCACTGTGCTCAGTGTGGGCTCACTGGTCGCTTCGGCGTTCGGTGTACCATGACGCACGCGACATCGCGGCCCCTGCTGGTTGGGATAATCAGCTTTGCTTGCGGTATCAGGACAGCAGGGTAGGGGTAAGTGTGAACCAAGCTGGTGCAGCTACACGGCGCACCCCTGGTGGGGACCAGGGCCAGGTGAATGCGAAGTCCTAAGCCTTGCTGGGGAGAGAGGCAAGCGAAACATGATGGCGAAAGTGGGTTTCCCACGGGCAGCCAGACGTGTCCAAC